AGGAAAAATTATTGGATGGGGGAAAGATACATTTAACGAAGTGATCGACAACCAAGTTAGAATCAAACACATCAACGGAGATTCTTATGCTGAGATAATCACAAAGAACGGAGAGCCGATCAAAGACAATGGCAGCAATTTAATAAATCTAAAACCTCTAAATCCTGGAAAGGTAATTCACAAAGTTAATTCTCAAGGTATGCTAACAGGTTATGGATATCTACAAAGTAGCGGGAAAGAGAAAGCATTGAGACTAGATCAAGTTTTTCATTTGAGTTTAAACCGAACTGCCGACGAGATTCACGGGACAGGAGACATAGCATCTCTTATCACATTCTTAGACAAGATAAAACAACTAGATGAAGATATGTCAGTAATGTTTCACAGGTTTGTAGTTCCATTAGTTATTTGGAGTTTAAACACTGACGATCCAACAGCAATAAATACCTTCAAGGTACAAGAGAAGTCAGCATGGAATACAGGAGAGAACTTAATAATCCCCGATAAAGCGGTTAGTTATGAATTGATGGAAGCCGGAAAGGGAGTTGGAAAGATCATAAACCCTATGGAGTGGAGAAACAAATGGACAGAGGAAGTTATCAAAGGTGGAGGAGTTCCAGCGTTAATCATGGCGATAGAAGCAGGTACAACAGAGGCAAGTTCTAAGATGGTTTATCTTGCATGGCAACAAGTTATAGAAAAAGAACAGAGAGACTTAGAAGCACAGATCAAAGCACAGTTAGGATTGGAAGTTAAATTCGCATTCCCAGCGAGAATAGAAGAGAACTTAGGAGAAGACGAAGGAAAGGACGGAGACATAAACACTACAAAAAAATCAGAAGTTCAAATCACAACAAATAAAATCAATCAATCTTCTGTGAAGAAACCTAAATAATGAGGGAGCAAAAAAAAGACCATAAACCAGTAATAGAGACTATGATCAATACAACTGCTCTAGTTCTCACATCACTGGGTGTTCAGCAAATTACACTAGGAAACCATACAGGGTACATATCTTTGATGGTTGGAATGAGTCTAGAGTTCTTTAAGTATTGGGGAAGGAAGGCAGAGTATTGGTAAAAATAATAGATAAGTTTATAAACTATGTATTCGTAGTATTGGCATGGTTGAAGAAAAAGAAACTAAGGAGAAGGTTGAAGAAGAGAAGAAAGTTGAGACTTCGGAGAGTGATCAAGAAAGCAAGGAGAAGACTTCAAAGACAAATGTTCTTGAGGAAGCTAAAAGACTTAATTCTGAGAAAGAAAAATTATTAGATCGTGAAGAAGCCTTACAAGATAGACGAGAGCAACTTCATGCTGAGAAAATGATCGGGGGAACTACTGATGCCGGACAGGAGACAGAGAAAAAAGAAGAAACTCCTAAAGAGTATGCAGAGAGAGTTATAGCGGGGGGATTCAATGGGGAAAATTAAAGAACCTAAAGATCTAGGAATTAAGATAGGAACTAAAGTTGAAGTATTTTGGACAAAAGTCAAAGACAATGTAGAAGCACAAATACTGGAGAACGAACAATCACTTTTCATTTTAAGGAATAATTTACAACTTGCTAACGAGAAAATAGCAGAAGAAGAGAAGAAACCGTGAAGTCTTAGTTCTTTCTTAGAATAGCCCATCAGAAAGCTCAGACTTCCGCACCTTTATGAAAACGCAACATTTAAATAGTAATTGTTCTAAGTTAATTTATGGCACTAGAATCAGAAATCGTTTACGAAACAGAAGTAGCAGTCCCTATGACTGTTGCAGACGGTGCAGGTATTGAAAAAGGTGCTATTCTAAAATTAACAGATCCTAATACAGCAGCAACTACAACCGGCGATACAGATGCTTGTGCAGGTATCGCTAAGACTGAGAAAATTGCTTCTGATGGTAAAACAAAGTTGGCAGTTTACAAGAGAGGAATCTTTAGAGGATTCGCTGGAGCTGCTGGAACTACAGCTGGAGCTGCTATTATTACAGATACAGCTACTGGAGCAGCAAATGAATTAGTTAATGCTGATGTTAATTCTGAAAATATTGTTGGTAGAGCTTTAGAAACAGCTACTGACGGACAATCATTTTTATTTGAACTAAATCCTTTCACAGCTAACTTAGCATAATGGCAGACGCAGTAGGACAGGCAGAGATCAGAGGAATTGATATAGACAAATTAGCTAAAGGTTTTGCTGATGAAGATTCTATTTTTAAGAGTTTAACAACTGTAAGTTCAACAAGTGCTAGAGAGATAAGGTGGTATCAAAAGACTGCCGGATTCTTAGATTCTACTGATACAAGTGGAATAACTGCTTCACAGATTGAAACTTCTGAGGGTTCAAGACCGGTTGTAGTAGGGCAGACATGGACTAGAAAAACAAGTTATGTTAAGAAATATTTTGTGGAAAGTGAGTGGATCACAGAAGAAGATATAAAAGACAGCGATCCGGATGTTCTAGGTACAAATATCAGAGATTTAGTTAGAGCTGTTGCAAACCAAGTAGATAAGAGAATATACAATATTATTACAGAAAACCAATCACCTTCAACAATAAACACAACAGCAGCTACTGGAAACGGATGGGATGACACTACTAACGGAAATCCAATACTAGACATTCTTAACGGACAACAGAAGATAAGATCATATAGTTATGATCCTGGAGAGGCGGTAGTCGTTATGAATAGCGTAGAACATAAGAACTTAGTAAATTATGTTATCACAGTTAAAGGTTCAAGTATTCCACAGTTTTCATCAGAGAAAGTTAGATCTGGACAAGTTATGGAAATCTTAGGAAACGCTGTAATTGTTTCAGAGAACGCTGTAACTGACAGTGTAGCACAATGGATTCCAAGTAGATCTGCAACATGGAAAGGGTTTATGGGGATGTCTACTGCTGTAAAGGTTGAAGAAGGAATTGGAAGAAAAATAAGAGTATGGGAAGAAGGCGAATGTTTACTTACTGATCCTAAATCTGTACACTTAATAACTGATACAGTCACTTAAAAATGACATTAGAAAATAGAAAAGCTCGTTACAAATTTTATATAGCTAATGGTGATACTAATAGAGCAGCAGATCTTGCGTCAAGGTATTCGGATGTTGTTGAAAAAGTGAAGAAAGTTGAAAAGAAATCTAAAAAAGAATAATCTTAAATAGTTCTTTAATCTAAATTATATATGGTAACGGTAGGAACTGGCGGCATTGGTACAAGATTTATAAGAACTGAGTATCCTGTCGAAGAAGGACTAGAAGCTGGAACTCAAAAGCAAGAAGGAAGAACATCTAATTTAGTTATTCAAGAAGGATCGACTGTATTGGAGAGTGATGAGGTAGAGTTCTAATGGGCGGCAAAGGAAGTGGGAGACTTAATATCACTAACAAACTCCTAAAAGATGCCACAGTGAAGAAGACTACACCTGTATCAAACGATGTAGTAGGGGGAGACTTTGTTATACCAAATCATTCAGGAGATAATAGTGCAGGAACAGTTCTAACAACACCTGTTAATAATACCGATATACCTAATAAAAAATATGTTGATGATGCTGTTGGCGTTGCTGGTTTGTGGGAGGTTGATGGTACTGAAACACAGCTTATAACAGCGGATGAAATAGATATGCAGACTAGGAAAATTATTAACTTAGTCGATCCAACACAAGACCAAGACGCAGCATCTAAGAAGTATGTTGATGACAATGCAACTTCCGTCGGAGGATCTAACACTCAATTACAATATAATAATTCAGGAAGCTTCGGAGGAATAGCAGAATTAACCTATGTGAGTGGACAAATAGTATTAACCACGACTGGAGATGATAATTCATCTATGATAATAACAGATCCCTTATCTAATAAACTATATCTCGGTGATGGTAATGCAGAGAATCCAACTGGTGAGGTATTAGGTATGTTTGTGGATGGTTCAATTAGTACAAACAGCACAGCAATAGGATGTAAGGACGAAACTTACAGCGTATTCTTAGCAAACAAGGAGGGAATAGATGCAAATACCACAGTATGTGGAGGTATAGTAGAAAGTAGTGTGGGAGAATACGTATCTTTCTTAGATAGTGATGCAACAGTAAATCTCCATGTTAAGACTACAAACACAGCAGTTAAGTTTGATGATGGAACGCACACAATATACTTTGCAGATGTGGGTGCTAGTTCAGGAGAATCAGTAGGGGCATATATGTCAAGAGGGGGAGACACAGTACAAATGTTGGATGGTACTAACGGACTGAAAACTAACGCACATATTAGAATACAGGCAGATTCTGAAAAATTATTTTTAGGTACAGGTGATGATGCAAGTGTTTATTATGATAATACAAACATGATAATTAATCCAAAAGAAGTGGGCAGTGGAGTAGTGAATGTTAAATGTGTAGATCCCGAAATAAGACTAGAAGATACTGGCAACTCTGAATATACAAGGGTAACAAAATCAGATACTACAAACAAGGCGATCAGATACAACAGATTGGTAAGGACAGACACAGGGCTTAGCGTATCCACAACAGGTAGCCCAGTAGAAACTACTGACGGAATATATACAGTTTTAACTTATAGCTCTAATGGTACTTTCGTTGTTGATTCGGGTTCTGCTGATGTTGAAGTGTTAGTTGTTGGTGGAGGCGGTGGCGGTGGTTCTTACGGAGGTGGTGGAGGAGCTGGAGGCTATCAAACCAATGCTGCATTTGCTGTAACGGCACAGAGTTATACGGTTACTGTTGGTTCTGGTGGTGCGGCTAATACCGGAGGTGGTAATTCAGTATTTGGTTCAATAACAGCGAATGGTGGAGGTGAAGGGGGAAGCAATGAAGAGGGCGGAGCTGCCGGAGGTTGTGGAGGTGGAGGTGGCTTATCAGGAAATTTAAAAACTGGAGGAGCTGGATCACAAGGGGGAAATGGTGGAAATAACTCCACAGCACCGGGAGACGACGGAGCTGGAGGTGGCGGAGGAGCAACTGGTAATGGGCAGAATGGTTCTTCATCAAAAGGTGGAAACGGAGGAGCAGGAACATCAAATAGTATTACTGGTTCTGCCGTAACATATGCTGGAGGTGGTGGTGGTGGTGCAA